CGCAACATCGCGCTCGGCTTGCGCGAGGCCGCGATCCGTCTCGGCCAGCGACGCCGTATAACGCGCTTTGTCGATCGTGCCTTGCTTCGCCGCCGCCTCAAGCGCCGTCCGTCGCTGCTGCGCGAGCGCGAGCGACGCCTCGGCGCGCTCGAGTTCCTGCTGCGCGGCGGCGGTCTCGCGAGCGATGATCGCCGCATAGGGCATGCCCACGATGCGCGCGCCGATTTCCTGACTGCTGGCAACGTTCGCACGCGCCGTCGCGACGTGCGCTTGCGCCGCCGCCTCGACGGCACGCGCTTCGGCAAGCTTCGCTTCGGTGTACTTGATCGAACCGGCCGTCAACGCCGACTGCATCGCGAGGCTTTCGCGCATCGCGCGCATGCCCGCGAGTTCGGCCTGTGCTGCCGCCTCCGCTGCCTGCGCGTTTTGAAGCTTCGCCGCAGCAGCAGCTCGATCGCCCTGCGCTTTGGCGAGCGCCGCCTGCGCCGCCTCATGCTGCTTGATCGTCTCCTCGACGAGCGCTCGCCGGGCGCCGACCCACGCTGTCGCCGCCTGTGTCGCCGCGACTGCGGATTGCCCGAAGTACACGGCGATCCGCCCGGCCGCGAGCGATACGCCGAGCTTCACGATACCGTCGAGGTGATCCGCGACGTACGTGATCCCCTCCGCAAGCCTCGCGCTCGCGCCCGTCGCTTGATCCGACTCGCCGATATACTTGACGATCTCCGTCTGCAGGCGCGTCATCGTCTGCCCGACCGTCGCCTGCATTTTCTCGAACAGCGCATCCGTGCCGCCCGCCGCGCGCTTCAGCGCCTCGACGAGATTACCGACGGTCAGCTTTCCCTCTTCGGCCATCGACTTGAGCTGCGCCGAACTCTTGCCCATGCCGCGCGCGATAGCATCCGCGACGCCCGGCAACTCTTCGAGCACGCTATTCAGATCCTGACCGCGCAACTGCCCCGCCGCGAATGCTTGCCCAAGCTGCACGAGCCCCATGCGGGCAGTATCTGCCGAGACACCCGACAACGCGACCGCCTTGCTGATCGTGGTGACAAGCGGGCCGACCTGTTTGATAGACAACCCGAGATGCGACGCGTTGTTCGCGATCCGCTGATACAGCTCGGCCGTCGCGTCGAGCGGCTGCCGAGTATCGCGCGCGATGCGCAGCACATCGTTCTGCGCGACCGCGAAATCGATCTGATCCCGCGTGACGATCCGGAGCCGGTTGCTCAAGTTCGTCCACTCGTCGGCGTACTCGATCAACTGATGCACGCCGAACGCTGCCGCGGCGGCTTGCGCGTATTCACGGATCGAGCCGCGTGCCGCGTCGAGCGCGCGCACCGTGACCTGCACACTCGCCGCATTCGAAGCAAATGCCGCGTCTGCCGTGCGCCCGCCGTCGCGCACTGCATTGAAATACGAGCCGGCCGTCGACGAGAGACCGCGCATGCGGCGGTCGTATTCGGTCGTATTCGCCGTGACGCTGACGATCAGCTCGCGAAGGCTCGTTGCCATAGTGTTTTCTCGCCTACTTTGCCATGCGCATCAGGGCGGCTTGAAACGAATCACCGCCCCCTTCCTCTGCCGTCGCGTGCTCACCGGACCATTTCGGCATCATGTCCGACACCTTGACCTTGGCACCCTGCGACTGAAACGCCGCCGCCGCGATCATCGCCGCATGCAGATCCGCACGATCGTCTGCAACCGGCGATTCCGCGTCGAACCCGATCCAGAGACTCAGCTCGGCAGACGACATCTGCTCGCGCAGCTCGGCCAACGTCTTGCCGAGCCGCAGCGCGAGCGACATCAGGAAGCGGAGGCCTGGGGTTCGGCGGAAGGCTTTTTTGCGTCTTCAACCGGATCGACGTCGAGCTTGCCGAATTCGAGCGCCTTCACGACAATGCGGTTGTGCACGGGGCCGAACGCCGTCGCGACTGCGGTCGCGTCGCCGTCCGAGAACAGCCGTCGCCAGCCGTCCAGCGTTTCACCGAACACGACGCGAACGAACAGTCGCGCATTCGCCTGCATGTGCGCGTCGTCGCTTGCGCGCGTGAACTTCTCGCGAACAGCCATCTCGTCGTCGCCCTCCGTCACCCCGGCGATGTCCCGAAGCGCTTCGATCCAGAACATGCGGTCGCCGACGGTCGGCTCGCGCACGGCGATCTTCTCGTCGTTCCACTCCGGCACAGTCATCAGCTCGTGCCGCCAGCCGGTCAGCGGATTGAGCGCAGCGGCGCGCAGGTTCGACAGCCCTTGATTTTCGTTTTCCACGTACATCTCCTATCTGTGCTCCGTAGTTAGGCCGCCGGCGGCGGCACAAGCTTCGGCGCGCCGCTCACGCGAACGCTGTACGTCGCCGAGATCAGCCCGTTGACCGACGCCGCCCACGTGTACTGACGCACCATGCCGGCGAACAGAAACTGCGATTTGTCGGCGAACGTGACGCGGAACACGTGCTTTTCACCTGTCACACGTGCGGCACGCAGAATGTTTTGCCCTTCGTCGTTCGACTGGTAATTGCCATCGACCGAGAATTCACCCGGATCGGGTAAGCCAAGCTCGGACTCCTTTTCATCGCTCGCAAACGTCGTCGCGTCGATTTCTTCCGATTGCCCGCCCTGCCATTGAATCTGCTTGCCCGTCGCACTCAGATCGACGAACACCAGATCGGCCGCGTCGAGATCGGTCGACGCCACTTTCGAGACCTCGACCTTGGTCCCCTGCGCCCTGGTGCGCTTGCTCTTGTCAGCCATATGCCCCTCACAAATGAAAATGGCCCGCACGTGGCGGGCCGATTGAATCGTTGCACTATCGGTCAGAACTCGACCGAAAACTCCAAACTGACGCGAAACAGTCCTGTATCTGAGGCGTAATCGTCCGGCAATTCGTCGACGCCGCCGACCGAAAACAGATCCTGCACCGACGTCGCCCGGTCGACCGCCAAGTCGGCAAGCCGATCGGCGTCAGTGAACGTCGGCGCGTAGCAGTCGATCTGATAGGAACCGGAACGGCCGCCGGTCAGCCCGGCGAGCGCCATGTCGAGCTCGCCGTGAACGCGCGTGACGACGAAATACGGCGCCGGCGCCTTCTGCGGCGCAACGCCGAGGTATCCCTTGGCGCCACCGATGCCCTGTAACGCATCGCGAATGACGATCGTGCTCACCGGCGGCCCCCCAGCGTGCGGTCGATTGCGCGCGCCAGCTCGGTGCGAATCGCCCCTTCCGCCTCGCCGATCGACGCATCGAACGCCGGCCGCATGAACGGCTGCGCCTTCATGTACTGCGTGCCGAATTCGTCGAAGCGCCAGTAAAACGCGTTGCTCGGCGAATCGGCCTTGCCCTTCGACCGGACACGTACGCCTGCTGTCGCCAAGCCCGGAGCGTCTTTCTGCCGAAGTGCTGCTGAGACGATATTGCGGCGCAGCTTCCCGGTTTTCTTCGGTGCGCGCTTACGCGCCTCGTCGCGTATCACCTTCGCACCGGCCACCGTCGCGCGCCGCAGCGCCTTCGTCGACTGCGATTTCGCAAGCTTCTCGAAATCCGCACGCAGGTCGGCGAGCCCGACAATCTGAATGCTAGACATACTTTTCTCCCACCTTCACCGACAGGTCGAGATACCCTTTCGCACGGTTCGGCAGCACTGCGACGATGTCGTAAATTTGATCGCCGTATCGAACCCGCATTTCACTATCGACATCGAGTCGGAATCGAATCCTCATGCTCGCGACGGCGGAGCTACGGACAGCCCCCGAGACGACGTACTCCTTCCCACTCAGAAACCGCACATTCGCCCAAACGCTTGCATGCACCACCCAGTCATTGGGCAAAGGCTCACCGTTCTCGTTTTCACCGCCTCCGCGCTTCTCAAGCGAAATTCTCTCTGTCAGATCGCCAGATCTCAGCATGATCAAACCCCGAGGCCCGTACGGTATGGGAACAACAGTGCCTTCGCCCCACTCGGAAGTTCCATGACGCTCGCGGACGTGCCCGCAACGACATCCTCGCGATAGGCGTATAGCTTGCCGATCGTCAGCAGAATTGCTGTGCGAATCACATCATTTGCAACCACCGGATCGTCATCTGTGGTTTGTTCTGCTATCGCCGCCTGCATTTCCTCATCGTTCGCGTAGATCTTGCGGTCGATGTAGTCCGATGCAGACTGCGTCGCTGCGTTGATGTAGATCCTGATGAGGTCGTCTGCGACACCTTCATCCTCCCGCAGGTGCGCGAGCGCCAACTCGAGCGAGACAATGGGCGTTTGACCTTTCATCAATTACGTCCGCCCTTTGTTTTGCGGCGCAGCGGCCTTCTTGTTCGCAGGCGCCGGGGCCACGGCCTTCGATTCCGGCGGATCAGCGTCGCGAACGAGGCCATTTGCCCGCAGCTCGGCCGCACGTTGACGCGAAACCGGATATGGCGCGCTCGCCGGGTTCTTGTCCCCGTCCACGCCGCCGTATGTGCGTATGGGCTTCACCCACACTTGATTCGGGTTGTTCATCGTCAGCACCGTGATAAAAAATGGCCACCCAAAGGTGGCCGCTGTCAGTTGCGAAACGCCGATCAGTTGCCGGCTTTCTCCGCCAACGAACCGGTCACGAACGATTCCGGGCGGTAGACCGCAAGCGCCAGACGCTCCTCGGCGCGGATCGACACCATGTTCTTTTCGAAATCGTCGACGTTCTCGGTCGACAGCAGAACCTCGATCTCCATGCGATCGAAAATCTGCGCCGCCATCGAGAAGGCGCCGACGAGGAATTCGTTCGCCGTCATGGCTTGCGTCTCGACGACCGGCAGATTCCACAGTCGCGGCGTCGTACCGTTGACCGGATTGCCGACGATATAGCGCCCCTGGGCGTCCTTCGTCAGCTCGATCGATGCCCAGTCGATGGGATTCAGGACGATCCCGGTCGCCGGGAATTCGGCGAGAACCGCCTGCAGAAGCGCCAGACGAATCCTGTCGATCGGCGTCGCATTCGTGAGCGTGATGGACGGCGCGAATGCCGACGCTTGCGGCAAGATGCCGAGGATGTTCGCTCCCGTGCCGTCACCCTTGAGCAGTTGATTTTCCTCGGCGAGTTGGAGGCCATACCGGGCGCGGCCGTCGATGTACGACTGCAGCGCCGGCGCATCGTCGAGAATTTGGCGCGACGCCTTGAACAGATGCGCGATCGTGCGAACCGGCTGGTTCTTCAGGTTGAACGTCAGATCCGAAGTCGGCTTCTGCGCACCCTCGGCGACTGTCGCGGCGTTGTTCGTGAAGCCGGTTTCGACGGTGTACTCGATGCTGCTCGACGACGTTTGGCCGGGCATGAGCAGATTGCGAATCGTCATCTGCCGCTGCGGCGGAGCGATGATCCCGGCTTGACGGTCTGCCGCGACCAGCGAGTTGCTGCCGCTGACGCCGGCACCGACCGTTGCCGGTACGTTCATGATGCTCTTGCGATCGACGCGAACGCGCACCGACTTGCGCGCGCTTCCGTCCATCCCCTTCATCTCCTCGGATTCGGTCACGAGTTGACCAAGCGTCTTCGGCACTTCGGGTTCGGCGCTACCGCCGCCGCGAGCCAGCTTTTGCTCGGCCTCCAGCAGGCGGGCTTGGAGTTCACCTTGCTTGATCAACAGCTCGTCGACCGTGGCTTTCGTTTCTGCGCCCAGGTCCCCAGCCTTCTTCGCTTCAGCGAGCGCCTTCTCGCCGGCGGATTTCACTTCGTCGCCGATGCGCTTGAGTTCCTTCGTGACGGTTTCGAGCACTTGCTCCGCGTGCGAGTCGCTACCGCTCTTGCGGCCGAACTGTCGCGGTTCGTTCATGTGACCCATGTTCATTCCTTGAAAGTAAGAGATTTGAGGCCGTCCAGCAGCCGATTCACGTCGTTCGCCACGTCACCAGACTCACTCTGGAGCAGATGTTTCAGGCCGCGATTGGCGATAACCGCGGCCATGGACTTCGAGAAGCCTGCCTCGCGCAGGAACCGCTCGAATTCCGGAAGTGACGGCAATCCGCCGTGCGCGATGATCGATTTCACTGCGTCGATTCGCGCATCAGCGTTTGCCGGATTAGTAACGATGCTGATCTCGACCAGATCGACTTCGTTCAGCGTGCGAATCCCCGTTTTTTCGTTGTAATCCGACGAAAGCACGTAGTAGCCGATCGACAGTCCCGTGATGGCCTTTGCTTTCATTCCTCGATACGCGATCTTTGCATTCGGCGCTTCGTCGATCCACAGATCGCCATCGCCGTAGAGGCCCTTGTCGTCCTCCTTGAGGTTGGTCCACGATCCGATCGGCGTATACGAGTCGTGCTGCCACAGGATCGGCAATGCCCGGCCACTCTTCTTGAGCGCCGCGAGACTATTGGAGAAGGCTCCCGGAGCGACAATCTCCTGGTAGCTGTCGACGACCCCAAACACCGACCCATACCCCGAAAACTCGCCGGCGTCGTCGACCGACTTGACATCGAGATCGAAGGCACGGACCTTATAGCCGCCCTTACTGCTCTTGCGCTGCATGTGTTTTTTCCTCCTGGGAGAGCCACGCTTTCAAGGCATCTTGCGCAGCCGCAGCGGCCGTCCTCTCGCCTAGTTTGTCGATAGGGAGCAACGCTGACTGAACCGTCAGCACTGCGGCATTGCCATCCATCGGCGGCAAGTTTTCCTTCGCTCGACACTCATCACGCGTCATGATCCCGTTCTGAGTCATCGTTGAATAGAAGCTCGCACGCCCTGCACTATCTGCACGGAGCAGACCCTCGACGGAGAACTGGGCGAAGTACTTCGTGCGTTCCTGCGGCGTGAGGCAACCTCGTCGGATAGCCTGCTCGATACGCGTCAGCCAAGGGCGCAGCGCGAAGGTGAGAAAGCCGATCATCTGTTGCTCGATACCGGTCCCCCAACTGGTCGATTTTTCGCTGTGCCCCACCATGAACGGTGGAACGCGGAACCAACGGCAGATTTCCTCGACGTTGAACGCCTTTGTCTCAAGCAACTGGACGTCACCCGGGTTCATGGTGATCGCCTGGTATTTCATGCCCGCTTCCAGCACCATCGTCTTACCAGCCTGCATCGCGCCGCCGAACTGCGCGGCAAGGCTCCCGCGAATCTCTTCCCGCTTGTCCTTTTGCAAAACCTGGTCCGTCGATAGGACGCCAGACGGACGCAGTCCGTTCTTGAATACGCTGCTGCTCGTCTTGTTCGCCGCGATTGCATTGCCGAATACCTCACGCGCATAGGCAATCACGGACACCCCCATCCAGCCGTTCAGGCTGAATCCTCGGAAATGCAGGACATCGTCCTCGGTGAGCACAAGTCCGCTGCCGTCGATGTCGCGATAGGTGTACTGCAGTGCGCCTGTCGTGAGTCGCTTTACCGTCATGCGCTGCGGCAACATCAGTTCGAGACCGATGATCGTTCCGGCCGACCGCAGCTTGCGGGCATATCCGTTTCCCCACAGCAACATCGAAGCGACGATGACTTCCCAGAATTCAACCGCGGTGTTGTCCGCGTTCGGCTGGTTGTGGAGCACTTCGTAAAGCTGATGCGAGATCGCAAGTGACCGCGTGCCGTCGGCCCCCTTCTGGTGCAGGTTGAGCGGTAGCGTCGCCACCGTTTCGGCAATGAGACGCACGCACGCCCATGCCGCTGACAACTGCATCGCTGAATCGACCGTGACCGTTTCGCCACTCGACGACTCGAGCCCACCCCACGCTGACCAGAATGAGCCATCTGTGAGCGAAATCGGCACGCCGAGCCACTTCAGGATGCCGGACTTGATGCGCCCTGGCGCCTTTTGCTTGCTTTGGCTCATACGATGATGGGACTCTCGAAGAATTCGTGAATACTTGAACGACTGTCGGGATTCAACGCCATGAGGGAAATCGCGTTGAACATGGCCATCAGCGGATCGATCTTCCCAGTCCCCGACACCTGTTTCGTGATATTCACGGCGTTTCCGACCGGCACAACACGTGCATTTCCGACGCACCACCCCATCAAATCCTGACCGCCATGCACCAGAACGCCTTCGGCGAGTTTGCGCTCGGCGGTTTTGATCGCGCCGGACAGTTTCCACCCCTGCGATATCCCAATGACCTTGTCCTGCGGCACCTCCGCCTCGACCAGAGCATCGAGTACCCCTCCGATGCCGGCCGGATCGACTCCCACTCGGTCGAGTAGCCCGGCGCGCTCGATAGTCGCGACGATTTCAGCAACATCGGTCACGTCGTCGCCGATCTGGCTCACAACGGTGAGATCGCCCGCACTCTCGAAGTCGCGCAACCGCGGCGCAATCTCTTTCCGCCGCTCGAACACGGAGAAATGCGCCCAGGCATGCGTCCACAGCAGCCAACGCCGGGTATCTCGCTCACGACCGATGACAGCAACCCCGAGCAAGTCGTCCAGGCCGCCGCCATCAATGCCGACGTCGATTACCTCGCTGCGGTCGATCACTTCTTCGAGAGAGATTCGCGGCACACGCACCGCAACCTCCCAGAATTCCGCCCCGGCCCAGCGATCGGACCGGAGGTTCATGCCGATCTCGATGTTCAGGTGTTTGGCGAGGAACTGCTGAAACGACCCGTCGGTTTTCGATCGATTCTTTGTGAGCTGATCCTCAAGCCATTCGGCGCTAACTGATCGACCGAGGTTGGGGTTCGTGATGTAGTAGTTGCGCGGATCGAGATACGCCTTCGTCTCGATCATCTTGGCAGGGAACTCGTACAGCACGCCGAGCGACTTCCTGTCGTCGATCTTGCCGTCCCGGACGTCGCGGTAGTACTGCAACTTCTCCCTGAACACCCCGGCGGGCGGCTCGTCGCTTTGCGTCGACAGATAGATCACCCATCCTTCGTCGCGCGACACCTGACCGCCAGTGGCCTCCATGAACATGGCTTCAGCATTGGCCCGTTTCCCGAACACCCAGTGCTCATCGACGAGGATTCGACCGGACTTCTTGCCCGATACCGTATCGGTATCGGCAGCCACAACCTTCAGCGTGGCTCGACTGACACGATGCGTGATCGTGCGGATGTGATCCTGAATATGGAACAGCGCAGATAGCTCCTCGTCTGCGCGGATCATGCCCGCCGCTGGCTTGAAGCTGTTGTCGGCAACTTCCTTCGTAGGAGCGAGAATCAGGTGCTCCTCTTCCTCGCGCCAGCACAAAATGACGGCCGTCAGCATGATCCCGGCCGCAATTGTTGATTTCGTGTTCTTCTTGCTGATGAGCAGGAAGAACTCACGAATCAGCTGCTTGCCCGTATCGGCGTCGTACGCGCCGAAGATTGCGGCTACGAAATCGAATACCCATTGCTCGCTGCACTCGCCAAACGTCGGCTTGCCGGGAAGATCGCTAACCCGCAGCTCTTTGAAGATCGCGACCGCTTGCTCCGCCTGGTCCGGGAAAATCGGTGGCGGAATGATCGATCGACGCTCGATCAACCTCGTTTCCCAATCCGGGCATGCCGTTGTCCATTCCATCAGTCGACCTTCTTGCCACCGTTAGCGACCAACCGTGGCGGAGCCGCCGGCGCGAATCGACCCGCGGCCTTCTTCGCCGCCTCGGCGCTCTGCTCCTTCTTGCCCCCCTCGCCGAGCTTCTTATGCACGAACGGCATCAGCGCCTTCGCCGCGTCGATACGCAGCTTCGGCTCGGTTCGCGAATCGTTCATGGCTGCGAGAAGAAACGCCTTCGGGTCAGTGAAGTTCGTCATCGCGTCCAGGTCGAAGCTGGCCGGCTTCTGCGGCGGCGGCGACTGCGGCGCGTCTCCAACGACCCCGGATTCCGACTGCACTCGATTCGCGGCGAGATACAGGACCACATCCTTGTCTTTAACAAGGCGCGATCCGGCCGACGATGCCGTCGCGGGGCTGTAGCCTGCCGCGATAGCCGCGTCCTTATTGGACTTGCCGGCTAAAACAGCGTCGGCGAACTTCCGCTTTTTCGCTGTTAAAGCCATTAACAAAATCCTGAAAAGGGGAAATTTTCTGCGCGTGGGGGAGGGATCGGTGTCCAGCGATACGGGCCGCCAGAGATTTACCTCCCCCCACCCCGCCAACAAATGAGAATAGATCGCGCTTACATGCACCTAGCCCGGGCGCGCGCCTCGTCGGCAGTCTTCGCCTTGTGGCAGTCGTCACACAGCAGTCTCAGGTTCTCATCGTCGTTGCTGCCGCCCTGTTCGAGTGGCACATCGTGGTCAACCTGATCGCGCCACGACATCCATGCACAGCCGCATCGCTGACACTTGAACTGCTGGGCAATGGCGATGCGCTCGCGCGTCTGCATCCAACTCCGACCACGAATGCGCGGCGTTGAGCCAGCCTTCGCCTCAAGCGTCGGCACGCGCATCGGAGCCGTCACTTGAATGCGAGGCTTCAGCGTCTGGAGCTTCGGTCTACTCACCCTCGCCCCCAGCGACGAGCGCGCCATACCCCCGGTGCTTGCGTGGTTTCATCGGGCGTCGAACCATTTCTCAACCTCCGCTAACTTTATTTGCATACATGTTAGCAATCTGCTAACATACGTTCATGCACTCAATCGAATTCACCAAACAAGCCGCCCAAGCCCTCAAGGCAATGCCGCGCAACATTTCGGCGACGATTCGGGCAAAGATCGATGCACTGGCTGCCGATCCCTACGCACCGAATCCGAACGCAAAGAAGCTGGCAGGCCAACCCGGCTACCGGCTCCGAGTTGGCGATTGGCGTGTGTTGTACGAAATCGAAGATGGCCGCGTCGTGATCGTTGTGCTGGCCGTCAAACCCCGTGGAGGTGCCTACAAATGACCGAAGTTCAATTTATCGAGCAGGACGGCCACCGGGCCTTTGCCGTGGTCCCCATCGAACTGTGGGACCGCGTGAAGGACCTGATCGAAGATCTCGAAGATGAAGCGCTCTACGCGCAGGCCAAGGCAAGCGACGACGGCCGCCGCATCCCGGCCGCCGTGCTCGATGCCGAACTGGCGGGCGATCACCCTGTTCGTGCCTGGCGCAATCATCTGCGCATGACGCAAGACGCACTCGCGACAGCGGCTGGGATCAGCAAGCCGTATCTCAGCCAGATCGAAACCCGTCAGCGCGTCGGCACTACTGACGTGCTATCCAAAATCGCAAGCGCGCTTTCTGTACCCGTCGACGACTTGATCGAACCACCGGCCGGCCAGCCCGAGCAGCCGTGACGCGACGTATCGCGCACGGCTCTTCATCGCGTATCACGGAGCCGTCAGCATAGGAATCAGCCGCACCCGACGCGAATATGCTGACTCCGACTTGCCTTCGAGAACCGAGTCGGCGCCGTAAAGCGCACCGTCGATCACCGCTCGCACGGAGATATGCGCTCGCCCGTATTTTGTCAACGTGCCGAGACGCGGGATTGTCACCACCGCCGTCGGCTCTTTCTCTTCCTCTCCGATCCGAACGGAACCATCGGATGCGATGAACCATCCGAGGCCAGCGATGTACGTCGTGCCATCCGCCGCGACCTGCGTGCGGAGCGTGGGCCGCGCAGCATTGTGCATCTTTTCCAGCGCGCTTTCGCCCCACCATGACTCCGTCGCTCGTCCGTCGCCAGCCTTGTACCGGACGAGGTAGCCGTTCTCAGCATTCGCATACTCTGCCCGACCGATCACGTCGCCGAGTTCGCCGCTCGCCTTGATGCGAAGCACGTCGTTGATCGAAAACTTGAAGTTCATTGTGGCTTCTCCCTTATGTGCTGCGGCGACCGAATCGCTTCGGATCGTAGTAGGCGCTGCATGCGGCTTGACTAGGTCGCGCTTATCGTCGGTCAGCGTAGTGCAGTCGCATAAATGCGATCATCGACACGACTGCGCGCACCCAGCGCGGGCGGCGACGAAACGCCATAACAGCCATATGAACTCCGGGCGCGTAAACGAAAAAACCCGCGAGGCCTTCACCTAGCGGGATGTCCAGCATCATTACCGATAGCCACATTGCAACGTCCGCCGCGATCATGGGGCCGTATGGTCTGCAAAGTCAGAGCCAGTTATGGGCCCGGTTCCGTTGCATCGGCTGTACGCCCCCTTTGATTAGCATGTCTCGATGCACTACTCTTTCTCAGAGACCAATCGCTTTTCGCACAATAACTGCTCACGACTCTACATGTTGCGCACCATACATCTGCGCTGGCGTCTCGGCTAGTACACGGGGAAGCTGAAATGCGAATCAAATACTGTGGTGCAATCGCGCTACTGGTATCAATGACAGCAGCGCCACAACAGGCACCCGCCGACAGAGCAATCGATAAATCCGATAGCTTTCAAACGCACTTCAACTGGACTGGGAAAAACGATAATTCTGGCTTTAAGGGCTCCGAGTTTGGCAGCACAAAAGTACCGGCCCAAGCACCTAGCCTAGCGGGAGATGGCAGACCCACAATTGTTTGCAATGATGCCGCGCTGAAGAATCGAATCTCGGATTTGGAGAAGTACGTGCAACTTCTCCAAGCAAAAATCACGATCCTCGAAAGCTCCACGAAAGAAAATGGCAAGTGACTCCTCGCAAGCCTTGGCAGAAGTCAACAAAGCGATCGCGTCGCAAGCCGCGGCGGTCGACGCTTCAAGTGGCGTTGCAGCCCAAGGCTCTCAACTAGTCGTCCAAGAAACCAGTTGGTGGTCTGTCGAAAACGCAATGACGATTAGCGCCGTAGTGCTCGCGTTCGGCTTGGTGACAATCGGAATCGCGGCGTGGTTGATACTCCGACGCATACCGCACAATGCTGTCCTGCGCGTTCTGGGAACTGTGCTCATCCTTGTGTTTGCCGTCTTCCTAGTCGTCGCTGGGTACAGCGATAAGCAGATCGCGTCGGTTCTTGGCCTCTTGGGTACGGTCGCCGGCTACTTGCTCGGGAAAAGTGAGAACTCCAATCCGCCCGAGCGCAAAGATCAAACGTAATTTGAAACATATGCCACCGAGGCAAACAAAAAGCCCCGCTCGGCGAACCGGCGGGGCTTCTCGCATGCAACTTGTGCAGTATGGCGGAAATCATATACTGCTGTAACAGGAGCGTCAAGTAGGTATGTGGCACGCCCGCGCGGTTCAGTGGAGAACTGGGGAATGGCGGCGAACGCGAAGGTCAGCAACGAAAAGAAGAACCTCAACCGGCTGGCAGGCGAGTTTCTGGTCGCCTCACGCCTGACTCAGCGTGGCTACATGGTGGCACTGCAATGGGGTACGACTATCGGCTACGACGTTCTCGTGTTCGACAAGAGCGGCAACTCGGCCTTCCTTGAAATCAAATCGTCCGCGTCAAACTCTCGCCGCTGGCTGCTCCAACAGAAATACGCGAACCCGCGCGCGGACAAGATACCAGCGAACCGCCGATTTGTTTGCTGTGTAGATCTGGCAATCAAGGGCAAAGAGCCGGATGTCTACGTGTTCCCCGCAACGGTCGTAGCGGATGGGTTGCACTACTTCTTCGCCAGCAAATTCCCAAACAGCCCCAGTTATCACTTGTCACTCGACTTCAAGCCGCAATACCGCACGAAGGAGGACGGGGTGTTGACGGTCGGGCAACACATCGAGGCCGAGACATTCTTGGAAAACTATGCCGTGATCGGAATCGAGACCGTCACGGGATAGAACGCCACCGGACAACCGGATGCCCTGACATTTCACTCGACTCACTCGCGATTCGCTGTCGGTCCCGATAGTCACGAACGCCGATATCGACCATGAACGGTCAATCGACTTCTTGATGGGAATCGTTGACATACGAGTGGCCGATACCTCGACAGGCCGAGCTATGTATCTACTGTATTGCGATGAGACGAACTTTCAGAAGCTCTCGGGTGACTTCTTCGTCTACGGAGGAATCATTATTGATGGCGCGAAGGCAGGCAAGTACCGTGAGAAATACTTGGCCTTGCGCGACTTCTTGCAGGCTCAAGGCATCGAGATTGAGCAGGTCTTGTAGATCAAATATGGGTATCCCCGCACGCATAGATCGCAAGGCGGCATGGCCTTCGCGCCTCGCAGCCCTCTCCGAGAACGTCACGCCGTGGCGATACAACGGCAACGTTCTGGCTACGGATCTTTGACTTTGAGTGACTCCAATGGGGTGGATCAAATGTCGTTTGTGGATCGATCTTCGCCGCTCGGAAGTCTAACAGGGGTCGGAACCTTCGCACGAAGACTGCGGCCGGAAGCGGCCATTAATGTTCCTCCCCGACGACGCGGTGGGTGTCCGCCCTGAGACGCATAGCGGACATTTACGAAGTGTGGTGGAGATTCATGGTAGTGCCGTGTTGGCCGATGTATGCTATTGGTCCACGGATTCACGCTCAAACAACAATGATTACCGATCGCGACATCGAAGCTTTTATCGAATGCGCAGACAAAGCGTCTCAATCGCCGCTGGAGCTGAATGGCGAAGCCTGTGACGATATCCAGGCGCGTGTACATGCAACCGTTTGTCCTGGCGAACGTTCTATGAATGACATGCAGGCTCTAGGACGTACATTATTTCGCCGCGCCCAACTCCAACCCGGGCTTCATGCCTACGCGACTTATGCTCGGCATCTAACGCGCTTCACATCGAGCGAAAAGACCTTTTGTGACTTCAGCGAAATTGACCGTTGGCGAGAGGCAATTCAATATCTAGATCTTCTTCAGCGCCTGCAAGGTTCGTTGTTTGATCCAAATCGCACCGTTGACATGGAACGCGATATCGCAGTTACCTCCGCCATTGCGCGACTGCAGCAGGAAGGATATCGGTTTTCACCGAAAGATGAGCGAATCGATTTTATGGAGGGCGAGCTGGACCGTTGCGCACAGGACCTATTCGATGATTTCCGCAAAGTGGATGGATTTAGAATATCCTATCTTCTGTTACGTCATCTTCAGAAAAACAATCGATTTAAAGGCGGGCGCTATCTAACAGGACGTATCTCTCGACCACTTGCCGAGGCAAACCCAAAACCCGCCCCGCCCCTTGGCTATCTGCTGAACCTTGCTGCTGCCAATCTTTCCGTGGAGCGCGTACAGAACTGCACCGATGAGGCAGTGGGAAAAATCTTTGCGAAAGCGGCCGATATAGTTGCGGCACTTGATGTCGAAACCTACAATCCGTATGCACATATGTACCGATCGCATGATCGCCTACCCATTTATCTTCGGGAGATGTTCATCGCGGATCACGCGCTAGCGTTTCGGCAGATCAGCCCAACGGACGCCTTAGAGATGATGAGCGGTCTCTTTGACTGGGTCAATAACGATACCGTTCGTTCGAAGATGGGATGGTCCCTTGAAGATCTATTCGCATTGATGCGATGGCTCTTTGCCTATGTCTCGCCTGAAGCGATTAATGCCACGCTCAGTAGAGAAATCTTGGGGCGCTCTGGAATTCCCGAGGATCGATTGCAAAAATTGTTGGAATGCATATCGCACAATCCGTCGAGTATAAATAGTGAATATCGCACGCCCGATGCGACGAAGGCGAACATGAGCACAAAACCATTGATTGCCACCTCAGACGGCCGCTATTTCCTGTTTTCGCTTTCCATAAGTGCTATCGGATTCTACGAGGTTGCTGCCGCGACATTGCGGAGTGTATTCGGATCACGCGCAGATCAAGACCTTGGGGATGCAATTGAACCCTACGTTGCAAGAATGTTCGAGAGTCGCGGAATCAAACCCTCTGTGCTGTCTAGGAAGTACAGTATGAACGGAGTAAGAGGTGAATGCGATCTCATCATCGAAGCAGATCGAGCGATTCTGCTCATCGAGTTAAAGAAGAAATCAATGACGCGTGCGGCACAAGCCGGCGATTCATACGGCGGTTTTTTTGATCTCTTCGGAGGAGTGTTTAGTGCGCAGGAACAATTGGGGCAACATGAGCTTTTGCTGCGGCAATACGGCTACCTTGAATTTGAGAATGGAACGCAGGTAAGGCTGAACAATCGCAGTGTTGAGCGATTGGCGGTGACGCTTCTAGACTGGGGCGGAACACAGGACGGCATGGTACTCAGGAGCATTGCGCCGGTCTTGATCGGATCATCGCTTAACTACCCGAATGCGACCGAGGATCAAATCAAACAGCTTGCGAAGGTAAACAGAACGTTAAGTGTGCTCGGCATGCAACAGGTCGAGTTGCTGAAACTTGGGGTTGAGCCTCGGGATTTGCATACAAATTGGTCGTTCATGAGCGTACCGCAACTCATGGCGCTTTTGAACGGCGTGCACAATGCAGACACCTTCTATAACGCATTGCGGAACGTCCGATCAGTCCACACTGGCTCGCTGGACTTCTACCAGGAGCTTGCGTGGTGGCCCGACACCGCGCGCGCCGCGTGGACAAGAAAGAGCATGTGAAGATGCCATCTGCAAGCGCTGGAACCCTACGCGACAACATCTTTGAATGACCGCGTGACGGGACGATGGTCCGCACACGATGCGAAAACCGAGTGGGCCAGCGATTGGCACAGAGACCTTAGAAAGTGAGTAGTGAAGCGGTCGACAGATGCATGAAAAATAGCAACGGTCACGCGGATTGTTCCTTTTGTCCGTCCGGTCTCGCACACTTATCAAATTACGTCGAGAGCGTGCCGATAGGCTCTTTTGGGTCGGTAACGGTCGAAACAGAGCCTGTCAGAATTTTAGTGTACCGAGGTCATGAGACGATAACGGAAATTACATCCTATGACCGAAGCAACCGTGACCAAGAAGAGCAAGAACCCGAAAGCGTCGAAGCTGTTTCCCGATGAGCTGATCGATCAATTGCTTGCCCAGGTTCAGGGCAAGGATGCCGAGTCGATCCTGGGTGAATCGGGGCTGGCCGGTCAGCTCAAGAAGCAACTGGCCGAACGCATGCTCGCGGCCGAGTTGAGCCATCATCTGGAGGCCGAGACCGAGCAAGGCAAGGCTGGCAATTACCGCAACGGCACGAGCCCCAAGACGGTCCTCACGCCCAACGGCGAACTGAAGCTAGATATTCCACGCGACCGGCAGGCGACGTTCGAGCCGCAATTGGTGGGCAAGTATCAACGCCGGCTGCCCGGTTTCGACGATCATGTCATCAGCATGTATGCGCGCGGCATGAGCGTTCGCGAGATTCAGGGCCATCTGCTGGAACTGTACGGACTGCAGGTGTCGCCCGACCTGATTTCGACGGTCACCGACGAGGTGCTGGCCGACGTCGAGCAGTGGCAGCAACGCCCGCTCGAGGCTATGTATCCGATCGTGTACTTCGACGCTCTGCGGCTAAAGATTCGCGACGAAGGCACGGTCAAGAACAAGGCGGTGTATCTGGCGCTAGGCATCCGTGCCGACGGCCGCAAGGAAGTGCTGGGTCTGTGGATCGAGCAAACCGAAGGCGCCAAGTTCTGGCTGAAGGTCTTCAACGAGCTGAAGAATCGCGGCTTGCACGACATCCTGATCGCGGTGGTCGACGGCTTGCGCGGCTTCCCCGAAGCGATCGAGGCGGTCTATCCGGCCGCCCAAATCCAGACCTGCATCGTGCATCTGATCCGCAATTCGCTGAATCTGGCGAGTTGGAAGGACCGCAAGCCGCTGGCCGCCGCGATCAAGCCGATCTACCAGGCCGCCACGGCCGAGGCGGCGGCAGGGGCACTGGATGCCTTTGCGCAAAGCGAGTGGGGCCGCAAATTCCCTACCGTCGCGGCCATGTGGCAGCGCCAATGGGAACAGGTGATTCCCTTCTTCGCCTATCCGCCCGAGGTGCGTCGAATCGTATATACGACAAACGCCATCGAGAGCATGCACATGCAGTTGCGCAAGATCGTCAAGAATCGCGGCCACTTCCCAAGCGACGAAGCCGCCAGCAAATTGCTGTATCTGGCCTTGCGCAACATCGAAAAGGACTGGAAGATGCCGCCTATCACTTGGCGGCAAGCCATCAATCAGTTCGCCATTCTGTTCGGCGAGCGATTCACCGCCGCCATCAGCTGAGATTTTTAACCGACCTCGGCACACGAAATTCCTGACACGTCCTCGAAACACGATTCACTACTCTTGAAGTGACGCCGACCGCAGCGCCCTCCTGCGCAACACTGGCACTGAAACGTCGCATCGGCGGCCCACCGAAAGCGCGTTTCACGCGGATTCCGCTATACCGCTTATCAGCCCTGTCTCTTCAAAGTATGCCGTAAGCCGCCCCACCGCTAGCGCCTCCACTTCTCGCAAGCGCTGCTCAATCTTTTGATATGCGCGCTTGTACGTCATATGGCTCGCGCCGAAGCTGCGCTCAAGATCGCGGAAACTGATCGTCGCCCTCGCGTGATTCGCATACAGCCGAGCGAGCAGGCAGTCGAGCGCGAGGTTCGAAATGCCGGGGAAAGACGGTTCCAGCCAACGCGAAAGTCTCTGGATCGCCTCAGCGCGCTCGGCGAGGAAGTAGAAGCGTTTCACGCCGTCGGCGTCCCGCGTATCTCCCATCTGCCCGAAACGCGCGATCACCGCCCATTTCTCGACGTCCATCAGCTTCGTGCGGACCGCGCTCACCACGGCGGCGCATTGCGCCCGCACTTCCGCCATGTCGAGCCCACTGAAATTCACGGTCGATTCGGCGGCCGAACCGGTCAGTTGCCCGAGCCACTTGCGCTGATCTTCCGACAGTTCGGGCTCGAGCTCCATTGCCCGAATGAGCGCCGTTCGGAGCACGTTCTTCGCGCGTGGCTCGCTCGCCAGAATCAGAAACGACACGTGCAGCGCTTGGCGAGTGCTGTCGAAAATGAAATCCATTTGTTGTCTCATGGAAGAACGCGGAACGGGGTACCCCAGTACACCAGCCAGTTGATCAGGACGGTGCGGATCTCCTCGCTTCGAGGAAACCGCATTTCGATTTGGCCATCTTCGAGCTCGATACCCTCTAGCGGGCAGCCGGGAAACGCGATGAACCGGTTCCCTGTGAGCGCCTCATTTCTCCGCACTGCCATCTTTGCCACCGGTTCTACGACATCACTCATGTTGAAGTAGAGATAGGCGCTCACGACATCCCCCGCACGTTCCATTCGGCGTCGCCGCTCTCGATGAATGCCCCGAGCACGCGCGACTTCTTGTTGTCGATCCAGTACGCCCTTGTCCGAAACACGTCCGGCGCGACCCAACGAATGTCGCTCGGCGCGATGTGGGTTCGGTGATGCTCCGGGATGAACGCGTCGACTTCGACGGTCGCCAGCAATTGGCGCTTGACCGTCACGACGCGCGCAATCCGGTACACGGTCGTGAGCAACGGTCTATGCATTTCGGCACTGATCGTCGGCCCCATTCCGTGCCGTCGTTTAAAGCAGTGCCGCCCGGCTGGCAACTGCACCGTCAAAATCACTGGCAATTTGCATCTCCCATCTTTCGAGCCCGCACCGGCTCCCATTCCTCATATGCCCGGTCCCACGTTGCGACCTTCTCCACGCGTGGCGCCGGGCCAAAGTCGAGCCAGTAATGACAAGGTCCGCATCCGGGCACGGTGTACTCGTGCTTCGCCTTGATCCCGGCACCCTTTCCATGCTTCGACTGGTTCGAGTGACAATCGACGACAGATTCATGCGACCACCCAATCGAACAGCAGACGCCCGGCACGCGGAGGTAGCATTCCTCGCCGCGGCAAACCGCCAAATACTTCAAGCCCTCGGCAACCGTCACCCTCTTGATCCGGCTCACGATCGCCTTCTGACGCTTCAGCGTCGCCGTTCGCGTCAGGCTGCTGAACGGCGAATGCGGCTTCCGCTTGAATCCAGATCGTTTCATTGATGCCGGCTGCTTTGCTCGCGTGACGCGCACGAACGGATCATTCGATCAACGGCGAGTACCGCGTGCGCGATCGCTGCGCTGCGTTCTCGGTGTTGCTCAGCCGCTCGCTTCAAGATGCGCTCCTGCGGCGACTCCGTCGGCGACGGAAGATCCTTGAGCACGCAGCGGTACGTGACGGGACGCGAGCCTTCGATCCGTTCAACGCACTTCTTGCCGAGGAGGTTTCGTATGCGCCCCTTCACGGTATCGGTCGTCATCGATGCTTCGTATGCGATCTGCTCAATTGTCAGTCCGCGGCGGCCGGCCTTTCGCTTCAAGCAATCGCAGATCAACCAGTTACCCGAGCTCAAGCTCACTGTCTTCTTCACTCGATCTCCTGAATCGTGATGCCGTGCTCTCGGAGCATCAGCTTTCGTTTAATGACGTAGTCCTTGTTCTTCCGCGTGATGGCCGACTTCACATCCTCGACAACAAGCTCGCCCGCGGAATTGCGATAGGTGAAGTCGGCGACGTATTCGACGGCTCGCTCGATCGAGCCGTCCGAGCGCCGCTGACGCGCGATCAGCTCGAACTCCACCTGAAGACGAAGTTCGCTGATGTGGCCTGCCTCCTGTTGCCGACTCAATTCGAACCACCGTGAACGCTCGCGCTTGCTGTCGAACTTGATGCCGTCGTACTCGCACTTCGTGTTGCGGTACTTCGAGCGCTTCGCCGTCATTGCTGGCGGGAAGATCGGCCTGTCGAGGTCGCCTGAAGCAATCTCGTCGAATTCCGAATTCGGTTGATTGCCCGCGCGGCGCGCCAATTCACGCTCGGCGAAGCTGCGGCCGATGGTTCGGTCGTCGCGCACGCGTGCCGTGCCAACCATCGCCGTACCCTCGGGAACAACCAGCGGCCAAGAAGTACGCTTCGTCACGTCGCCTCCTGATCGCGCGGGATGTCGTTGAAGTACCGGTAGAGCTGCTCGTAGGTCGCGTTCCCAAAGCGGGCAGCCTCGCGGAGCATTTCCTCCATCGCCTCGCCGGGCCCGTCCGCCTTGACGACGCGCGCCTTGAAACGCATGAACACTTCGCCGTCGCGCTGCTCGATGCCCAGTTGCTTGCCGCGGTCGGTGACGCCCTGCGCGCTCTTGTGCCAGTCGGAAGGAACGTCCTGCCCGCTCGTCGCCGTGCTGTCCGGCTTCACCGGGAACAGCCCCGTCCAGCCGCGCAGCACCGCTTCGTCGATGCAGTCCGCCGGGGCGTGCCCAAGCTCTCTCAGCTTCTCGAGGCGGCGCAGCGACACCTTCGCCGCCGGGCGCGTCCACGGCGCCGACTTCTCCGACGCTTTCGCCTCGCGGTGCTCGCACCAGTCGAGCCATGCGTCGAGGGGCAGCCAGTCGGGCAGTTCGATTGATCGCAGTTCGCCATGCAACGCAACTCGCGGCGCACGCCGCGCGGGTTGATGGTTCTCTGATGGTTCTATGACGGTTCCTGATGATTCGGGTGCAAAAGCTTTGCACCCTTTAGTGCTGTGATTTGCACCCTTTATGTCGCCAGTTGCACCCTTTACGTCGTCGTTTGCACCCTTTCCATTGGGTGCATTTTTTGCACCCTTTGAACCCGACGAAATGGGCGCAAGTTCTGCACCGTTTATCCAGTCCGGATTGATTCGGTATTCGCGCGTGTTCCCACGCCCGCCCTTCGATTCGCTCACGAGAATCAGCCAGCCGGACTGCTGCATCCGGCGAAGCTGGTACTGCACCGCACGCGGCGATTGGCGCGTCTTCGCAGCCAGCTTGTCGACGCTCGGATAGATGTGTGTGCCGTCGTCGTGCGAATGGTCCGCGAGTGCCAGCGCGAGAATCATCTCGCCGCCGCCCTCGGGATAGCGCTCGAACACCGCGTTCATAACCTTGACGCTCATAGGCTCCTCAGTGCCCGCACGGCAGCTCGCCGCGAGCGTCAGTCTTTGCGCCACACGACAAACACATGCGCTCGGTAGCCACGCGAGCCGTTACTGCGTCGGGCGTCATTTCGCCGGCGTGCGCCGGGCCTGCTTCTTGGACGTCGGTCGGATTCAAGACGTCCTCCCGAGAGTCAAGCGATAGGCGCTCGGCTGGCCGGGCCGGCGCGTAACGTGCAGCACGCCGGCTTCCTCCAATGCGCGGAGGGCGGACGACACCGTGACGCGCGTAACGCTCGCGAACTCGGCAATGTCGTCGATTGACGGATCGCAATTCCCCTTCTCATCGGCCAACCTCGCCAGAAAGATCAGGATCACCTTGGCCGTCGGCGGGAGCTGCTCGCGCATAGCGCGGTTGAGGTACTCGAAACTCATTCGGCAGCCTCCTGTGCGCTTTCCGCGTCATCGATGCCGAGCACCCACCGCAGCGCCGCCAAGCGCTCGCCCGTCGCCTCCGTGAGCGCCGCCTCGATCTGCTTACGCGAGCGCACGCGTGCCGCCGTACCGCCGAGCACAGCCTTCTGCGCACGCGAACGCGCATGCCCTTCTTTGCCGTCCGCAGCGTCGATCAGCGCCTGAACCTTCGCGCGTTGCTCGTCCGGAGGCAGCTTCGCGAGCTTCAACGCGTGCGACACCGTGATCTGTTCCGCTTCGACGGCGTCGCGCACCGCCATGCAGCAGTCGAGCAACTTCAACGCGGCACGCACAGTCGGCACCTCGACGCCGAACGCGACAGCGATTGCGTCCTCGGTATGGCCGACGTCGAGCATGCGGGCCATCTTCTCGGCCCGGTTGATCGGCGAGTCCTCTTCGCGGATCTCGTTCGTGCTGACCATCATTCCGACGAACGACTTGTCGCTGTCGCGCATGACGCGTTTCGGGATCGCCGGGATCGTGATCGGCTCTTCGCCTGCCTCGATCAGCAGGCGATTCAGCTCGCGCGCGTTGATCACGCGGCGGCGGCCGTCGATCACGAGGTTTTCGCCCGTCTCCGGGTCTTTGTAGAAGAGCACCGGCTCGAGCACGCCTTGCGCGCGGTAGTTCCGAACCGTCTTCGAGTTCGGCGCCTGATGCACGCGCCGGTCGTACAGTGGGTGCTTCGGGTCCGTGACGAGCGTCAGCTTGTCCGGATCCATCGAGAGAACGTTGCCCTTGCCTGATGCCCCGTAGACGTCGATTGAGTTTTTGGCCATCAATGGCTCCTATTGAGATAGTTTGTGAATGGAGCTATTCGCAGAGCCCGTATGCAGACGCGCACGCGGTCGGCGGCTCGGCGTCGGCGAGAAGATCGTATTGCCGTCCGCCGCGGGTCGTCTTCGACCATTCGACGACTGAATAGATGGTGCTGCCCTGCCCCGCATGCCCCTGCGTGCCCAGGTGAAAGAACGAGACTGGCGAGCGCGGGCGGCATACTTCAGACACCAGCCGCTCCCACGCGGCGATGCGCTCTATGTGCTCCGGAAAGCGTCGCGCGATCTCGCGGATCTCGACCTTCTGCGCGTTGATACACGGCATGCAGCCGACGCGCGACATGCCCTCGCGGTAGAGGGGATTCGGGTCGATACCAGCACACTCGTGCGCCTCGAATACGTCGGCGACGTTCCAGCGCAGAATCGGGCGGAAGACGGCGTAATGGCCGCCTCGGATCTCGTACGATGGCAGCCAGCGTCGCGCCTCGCTCTCGTCCGCGCGGACGCCCTGCCACGACTCGACGAAGTAACCAGCGTCGATCAGGTCAAGCGCGTATTCGGTCAGCGGGTTCCGCTTGAGATACTCGGTACAGAACTGGCGTTTTCGCGACGGGAACCCGCCGCGCAACATGCAGAGATCCAAATACGGGTTGCCGCTCGGGTGAAGCAGTTCGAGCGCGCGCGCCGCCGCCTGAGGCGTCCAGTTGTACATGAACTCACGCTTGCCGTAGACCGCCGACTCAGGCTCGCCAGCAGCGATCCGCGCGAGGTTCGCCCGCTTCGTCGCGAACTCGTCGGCGAAGTCGGCGCGCACAACGTCGACGGAAATATCGAGCGCGCGTGGTAGATATTCGAGCGCGTACTCGTACGTCGACTCGTGCTCATTGCCTGTATCCGCAAACACGGCGCGCACGTTCTCGCGACCGTGCAACTCAAGCGCAACGCACAGCGTCGCGGTACTGTCCTTGCCGCCAGACAGCGAGACGACATGAAGGATCGGCCGCTCGCTCATGCAATCGCCTCCCGCATGGAAGGCTCTACCGCGGATGCGATATGATTTGTACACAGGAACGTGCACATTCCAATATCGAGAGAGACCAACCCATGGCTACCATCGTCCACGACTGCCCTCATTGCCTTGCGACAAGGGCAGCGTTTGACGTCGCCTTCGCACAACCACACCCGACGCAAGGCGGTTTGTGGAACGTCCTCGCCGTTTGTCCGGCGTGCGGACTTGCTATATACGCGAACGTCCGAAGTCCATCGCCGAACTACAACCCGAAGGCGTACATCGGGAACCTGATGTTGGCACATGGCTATTTCGTAGCAAAAGTGTTTCCAGAGACAGAGCAATCGCCAGCGCCGGAGCACGTCCCGGAGGCTGCGGGTAGAGCATATGAGCAAGGGGCGCGATGTCTGAGCCGAAGCGATTTCACACCTGCCGCAGCGATGTTTCGGCGCTGTTTGGAAATTGCCCTCAAAAAATTCAGCCCGGACATTGAAGCGTGGAAACTCGAGAAGAGAATCGACAAGCTCGCGGACGCTGGCAAGATCACGCAGGATCTGAAAACCTGGGCGCACCGGGTCCGTCTTGACGGGAACGATGCCTTGCACGAGGAAGAAGAATTTACGCGCGAGTCGGCCACTGAGCTTATGGAATTCACGAGACTGCTGCTGACCTATCTCTACACTCTTCCCGAAAAGATTCGACTTAGATTGGGGCAAGCAGACGCTAATTAGGCAAACACTTCGTCCGGAACATGGCACTCGCGTTGCCCAAATTGCTCGGTCGGCTTGGACGCAGCGCGTCGGCTTGCCCTTGGCAATACGGCAACTCGAGACCGATGCGGCACACCGAATCTCGCCGATCTTGCGATCTTGGAAATTGAACAGATCCACAAATAGACAGTTCATTCGGCCATACCGCGCAGCCGCGCAGCGAGATTGAACAGCACCTGTGCGTGCTGGAAGATGCGCGCTTCGACACGCACAACCTCGGAGTGCTCGACGCGCCCGTCTTCGAGCGTCTTGACGATCTCTCGGCCAACCAGACCGTGCGTCGACCACGCCTTGCCCATCAGTTCGACGATCGCGGCGTCGCAGCAGTCCACAGCGCTCGGCAACTTCACGAGCGCATAACCCCGCGCCGTAGCCCACGCTTCGAGCATCCGATCGTCGTCGGTCACGTCCGTCGCGCGAACCGCGTCAGCGAGCCCGAGGTGATGCGTAGCGTTGTTTGGGTTCACCTTGTTCCGCAGCACCGCCGCCGACATACCAAGACGCGGCGCGAGCGACTCACTGCCGCCCGGGTAATCGTGAACAACCGCGTATGCGGCGTCGATGATGTTCATTCAATCCTCATCTGAACGTTGTTCGTCACGGTAAGGACTACTAAAGTGTGTCCCTATGACGTGAACGAAATTTCAACTTCCTCGACCACGCCATGCAGGCGCGATCTACTGCATTGGGCGAGGGTCCCGGACTTTCGTCTTAGAATTGGCAGCTCTCAAACAACCACTTCTCTACGGGCCCTCATGGAAGTTCCAAATCACGAACTCGAAATTCTTGCTAACCGCGTCCTCATTCAAACGATCATTGCGGCACTCGAAGTGGCGCATCCCGGCTCCGAGGCAACGATCAAACGGCTAATTGAGAAATTCACTCAGGTCGACGGCCTAGACCCATTGAGCGAAAAGATTGCCGAGATTGCTTTGCGGGTCGTCTCTAACGAGCCCGAGAAACCAGCTCTGACGCTCGTAAAGTCCGACTAAGCTTTTTGGTCAATGCGGCGATGTCCGGCTCGCGTTCCGCACGATGTGCTTCGATCGCCGGCCGGATCAGCCACAGGACGAAACGCGCGTACATGCGCTTCATGAAATCTCCTTCTGCAGAGGGTTACATAGGATAACGTTAACCTACACAAGATAAAACACCCAATAGCGCTCCCAACCACCTTCATCTAACGAATGCAGACGAGGCTGCATTAGAGAGTCAGTTCTGTCTCTCCGACGATATCGGGCCAGACGTCTCGAACTACGTTGAGAGGAAACAGATCGCGCCGACAAACGGCGCCCATCGTCGCCTGCTCGATCGGCCAGCCGAACGGTATTGGTACAGGCCTACGCCTATTGGCCCATGCGCTGATATCAGAGGCGTGAGCGCCGATGGCTTCAGCCAACTTGACAAGCCGGCCGCGCTCCGCGTCGAGGTAGGTTCTCAGATCCATACCGAGACTTTAGCGAAACGCAAAACCTTTGTCTATAGCGTTTCGCGCATGTACGGCTTTAGCGTTTTGCTATTGAATTTGATACATGAAGGACATCGACGAAATCAGGCGAGACAATCTGCGGCTCCTCGAGACGGAATGCGGCAGCCCCACGGCCGCGGCGAAAATGCTCGATATGAGTCTCGCCCAATACGCTAACCTGCGCGATGGCGCGAGGGACTCCCAGACCGGCAAGAAGCGCGGCATGCGCAAGGACACCGCCCGGCGAATCGAAGAAGCTGCGGGTAAGCCGCGTGGCTGGCTCGACATCGACCACGAGCAGAACTCTGCCTCCCCAAAGGCGGGAAGCCGCACGCCCGCGGGATGGGAGCGGCTTGACGCAGGCGGTCGGGCTCAGGTCGAGGCGTTTATTAAGGGCCTTCTGGCCCGCCCCCACCAATCCGACCCAAAAGATGACGATCGCCCATCAGGTGACTGAATCGCGAACGTAGTAACTCGTAGAGACCCGCGATAGGTTCCAGAGACCCATCCCTGAAACAGAATTCTCTCGTTTCAACGACGCGCCCGCCCTGCAGGGTGACGCCCCGTGCGCTCCTATCAAGGAGAACGTTCCAGCGTCCGTCAGGACGCCGCCGCTGAACAAGTGCGACAGCGCCCAACAAATCGGGATTGACTGTTGCAACGACTCTAACTAAATCCCCCGGCTTACATCGCAGGCGCGCTGTCGCTTCTTCCTTCAAGGTGGCCCTCTTTCATCTTATTAAATACTGTGCATATATACAGTATTCTGCCAAGGACAATCCGGCCTAACAACGTCAATTCTGTCAGGGTGTAAGGAAACAGCGCCCCCCCCCCCTCACTTCATCAATCGTTCAACGGATCACGTAGCCGCGCCCGACCATACGCACACGAAGTCGATGTAGGAAGAAACAAAATTTCTTCGGAGATTTCGCGTTTCGCTATAGACAAAGATTTCGCGTTTCGCTAAAGTTCGACCCATGGCAGCACCGAACGCTGCGCCACCGCTCCGGCGGATCGATCTTTAAGAGTGCCAGCGCACCGGGACCCGCCCCGCGGGAGCAACCGGTCGGCTCAACGGTGTAGCCGAGAAACGGGGTAGCGCCCGACACCACTCAGCTTTCATGAGATGGGGTCCTGCCGATGCGGACGTGGTCTGGCCACGGCGAGGGAGCCAGAGGACGCCGGAGTTGGTCGCGACGCACGTGGCGGTTCGCGAGATAGCCGGATTGACGTTCGGAGGGGAAAGCGAAGCCGGGAGTCGCGGCAGTGGCCCCATCCCATGAAGACTGACAAGGAAGCAGAGGCGATTAGTGTTACGCCCCGATCGTTGTATTGAATTCGGAGTGCTAAATCATGAGGGGAAATGAGGATCGCGATCGTGACTCTTCGAAAGGAGATCCAGTGGAAACGAAACGGAAGATCCCGACCGTCTCGGTCGAGTGGTTGGAGAACGCGGCAGCTGACCTTGAGGTGAGCGCAAACGCGAGCCGCGAGACGTGGGCCTTGCTCGGCCTATCCCATCGATACAGCGAGAACATCGGCCGCGCTCACGCTATGCGACATGCGGCGCGCATGAAGCTCGACTACGACCGACGCATGTTCCTGCGTACGGTCGGGCTCAAGGTCTAGGAATTCGATCATGAGCCAACCCGCAAAGAACCTGCTCGAGCTGCGCCGCATGCCTCGCGGTGCGCTCGTCGAACACCTGCTGCGCGAAGTTGCGCGAGACCTGATTGCAACCGGCGTCACCACAGTTCGAAACGACGCCCGAATCACCGCACGACCGGAGACACGATGGAACGACAAATGATCAGCGAGTACATCCGCGGTTGGAACGATCGAGCACTCGGCCGCGCCCCCCGCGCCAGCACGATCGGATATCGGCTCGGCTACAAAGACGCGCGCAAGAACTGACATGAACATGCTCAAGGTTTGGGTAGGGGCCGCGGTAGCAGTCGCCCTATTCCTCTGGCTGTGCGCACAAGCAGATGAGCACGAAGACGTGTTCGAACAAACGGTGCCGCATCTTTCAACCTGATAGCAGACAAATTTCGGCACAAGATTTCATGCAATTAATTTCGCATTCCTAATCCCCGCTCGCCGCGCGCGGGATTTCCTCTCGGATAAGCGCGGCCTTTCGGCGGGGCGGCCCGTATGTGCGCCCCGCCCTTTTTTACCGGAGATACCCATCAAAACCGCTTCGAAGTTCATCGTCGCGGCCGTGCTGTTTCTGGTGCTGCTGTCGATCGTAACCCCATGGCTGGTGAATCAGGACAGCAGCATCACCCTGCTCGCCGTGCCGTTCGTATGGCTGGCGTATGCCGCCGCTTTCGTGAAATTTCTTCCCCCTCAACCCAAGGAGAACAAGTGAAACGCCTGTTTCTGATTTCGATCGTCGCACCCTTGATGTTCCTCGTGACCGGTTGCGACAACGTCCCGGCCGGCTATGTCGGCGTGAAGGTGCAACGCTACGGCGACGACCGCGGCGTCAACGTCGAGGTGAAAGGCCCCGGCCGCTACTTCAACGGGCCGAACGTCGACATGTTCATCTTCCCGACGTTCACACAGTCCTACGTGTGGGACAAGGCGGGCAAGTCCGACGAGTCGTTCACCTTCCAGACGATTGAAGGTCTGTCGGTCAACACCGATATCGGCGTCAGCTACGCGATCCCCCGAGAGAACGCGCCGAAGGTGTTCCAGAAGTACCGGCGCGGCGTTGACGAAATCACGGGCGTCTATCTGCGCGCGATCGTGCGCGACGCACTGAATCTCGCCGGCGCATCGATGGCTGTCGAGGACGTCTACGGCAAGGGCAAGGCGGCACTGCAGCAGCGCGTCGAGGACGAGGTCAAGGCAAACGCCGCGCAGGTCGGGATCAGCGTCGAGAAAGTCTACTTCGTGAACCAGATGCGCCTCCCCGAACAAGTCATGAACTCGATCAACGGGAAGATCGCCGCGACGCAGATCGCGCAGCAGAAAGAGAACGAACTGCGCGCTGCCGAGGCGGACGCAGCGAAGCAAGTCGCGATCGCCAAGGGCGAGGCCGAAGCGCTCGAAGTGAAAGCGAAAGCACTGCGCGAGAACAGCCAGATTCTGCAACAGATGGCGATCGAGAAATGGGACGGCAAGCTTCCCCAGTACATGGGCTCGAACAGCGTCCCGTTCGTCCAGATCAAGTAACGAAATTCTGAGCCCACGCCCGGCTCTCCCCTCGGATATGGGCGGCCTTTAAGGGTGGCCAGTTCGGCACCCTCTTTTTCTTCCGCGGAGATTCAAGAGCGGACGCTCGGCGGTGGCGGTTGGGTCCCGCCACTCCCTCAAATTGATGCCAAGCACTCATGCAACGCTGCCTTATGCGAGCGCTGAGTGTCCGCCCTTGAACCCCCGCTTTGCTGGCACCTGTACGGGCCAGCATTTTTCCGAATTCCAATGATGCGCATGAGGGCCAAGCCATGAAAGAACTGCAACAAGCCGTCTCCGCTGCCTTCTCGAACATCGTCGCGGCCGGCGCGATCGAGAAGGCGATCGAAGAAAAGTTGACGAAGACGATCACGTCGATCATCGACGAGGAACTTCGCTCGTACTCGACCTTCGGCGAGCAATTGAAAGAGCACGTCAAAGCCGCGCTGCAAGTCGATTTTCATAACCTTGGTCTGCCCGGATACAACGACCTCATTCTCAAGATCATCCGACAGCAGGTCGACGCGCAGTTGAATGCAACGATCGAAACGCAGATCGAGCAGCAGATGAAGGAGCTGCTCGCACCCGCACCGGCAGAGATCAAGCTTTCGCAACTCGTCGAGGAATTCATCAAGGACGAGCACACCAATCGCCAATACCGCTCGTGTTCGTGCGACGAGTCGGATCAGATCACGCTGATTGTTCGCGAAGCGAGCGGCGGCAGCTTGAAGTTTCATCACATCCACTTGGACACGGAGCGCGGTACCGACTACTACAGTTGCCCATACCAGATCGATGTCCACGACGGCCGCGTGTACAGCGTCCAACTCGACCGAAAGGACCCGAGCAAGACGCTGTTCGTCGGCCCCATGAATGGCTTCAAGCGCCGGCTGTTCCAGCTCTACGCCGCCGGCACAAAGCTGATCATCGACGGCGACGAGAACACCATCAACACGTACTACCCGGGGCGCGACTACTGAACCGCGAGGCGAAAATGACGAACAGAACAAATATTGTGAGTGTCGAATCGCTCGACACATGCCCGCACGACTACGTGCGGACAGACTGCGTTTGCACCGAATGCGGAGGGCGAGCGCCCGCGAGAGTGCATCCGATAGACGCGGAACCGCGCGCAAACGGCATCGTGAACCTGACTCAGTACGCATTCGAGCTTGTCGGCGCCGTCGACAGGCTACCTGAATCGCCGCAGCGCGACGAGGTGTTGAAGCAGGCAAAGGCTCTTCGGCTCGATCTCGCAACCGCGACACCCGACTCGCTCTTCGACGGCTTCGTTTCGCTCGAAGGTCTGCGCGCCAAGCTGCTCGCACCGCGCGAGATCAAACGCGACGATCAGGGCTGGTTGACACATCCCGCACTTCCCCTCTGCGACGAGGATGTGCGCGTCGACAGGTTCTTCAAGGCGTTCGGCATCGAATCAGCATTCGTCAGCATGGAATCCGACGTCGACGCCGAGAGTTACGAGCAGTACCACGAACGCGCCGACGCCGATTGCAGCGCATGGACGCCGACGCCACCTGATGGCGAAGGTTGGGCGTTGCTCGAGATCTATGACACCGAAGACGGCCCGCACGCGCTGTTTGCACGTGCAATTCCCCCCAAGGTGCGCCGCGATCGCACACGGCATACAACGGAGCCGACCGGGCGCACACCCGCAGAACAAGCCGCATATCGGGCGGGGGTCGACGAAGGTAAGAGACAAATGGCTCTCGTCGTCCTGCAATCGCGCAAGCCGATCGACAGGCTAATGGAGGATCTTTGAACGTGACGAAGAAATCGACGGACGCAAGCACCGAGGTCCAGCGCGTTACTACAGCGACGCTGACGGATGAACAGCGAAGGTTGATCGAACGCGCAGAAGAACGCCTTCGCGGCCGCGGCTCTGAAGATGCAGTCGCGGCGAATGGGCTACTCGAAGTGCTGATTGCCCACCCTGCCCGCGCCGCCGCTGACGGAGCGTCGGCCGTTATTGCCGAACTCGCGAGCATGACGCGCATGTTTCATGCCGCCTGCCACGATCTTGGCCTCATCAATGAGGCACTCGGACTCGATCCGGACGACGGCGGAGCTGCGCCGATCCTCGCGGCGATCGGGGAACTGAAGACCCGCACCGTATCCCCTGTCGAGCAGCACGAAGCAGCGCCGGCCGACGTAACGTTGCCTTACGAAAATGCGCTGCATGAGCTGATTCGAAAGATCATGCCCGATCTGGATAGCGGCGACATCCTAGCTGACGCGCAAACGGCCATCAGTGCAGTCGCTTGTCGCACGATGACCGATGCGCAGATTGACGCGACATGGGCAAATCTCGACGCGCGAGGCTCATCGCTCTATGAGCCGCATCAATGGGAAGTCGAGATGCGGCGGCGGTTCGCCCGCGCCATCATCGCTGCGACACCAGCACCCGCGCAGACCGAACCGCCAGCGGCGGACGAGCGGGCGACGCTCTCGCTCAATCCGCTGCAACTGCGCTGGATCAAGGATAACGTCCGCGATGCCTACGACACGGGCTATAACGATGCGCGTCGCAACAGCGCAGTAAGCGGGGATAGCGCGCCCGGTTATCGCGGCCGCGAGATTGAGAAAGCTAAGGGAGACGAACTGGCGGCGGCTCTTGAACGTGCAGCCCGCGCCTCGTCGCCCAATGCGGCAGACGAGCGGGCGGCGGAAGCGCGCGAGGACCACGAGTGCGTCTACGAGAACGGTGACGGTATCTGCCGCGAGTGCGCCGAGCTTGCGAAGCGCCCGAAGCCTTTCGGGTATGCGCGCGCGATCGACTATCGGATCACTGGACAGGAACCGGAGGATCACGAACTGTGCAGCGCGGATGCTCCCGGCGCGTTTGCCATCTACCGCGCCTCGTCGCCCAATGCGGCGGGGGCGCCATCAGGGGCGACCCCGGCCGGCTATGTGCTCGTGCCGATCGAGCCCACACCGGAAATGTGTTTGGCGATGCGAGAAGCGGTCGGCGCAGGCTGGGAGGATTCCCTTGTTTGGGCGGGCGGTGTAGCAGCTGCCCCGCAACCTCCCGCCCCGGCATCCGCCCCTGACGAAGAAGCCTTTGTGGTGAAGCGCCTTTCGGAATCGCTGGCTGACGTCTACACGACTCTCATTGGCGATGACAAGGTGGACGTCGACGACAACCTTAACGCGATCCAGCGCGTCGAGAGGGCCGCTCAGGTGTTGCGCCTTGAACTCGAACTCTACCGTGCGCAGGCATCCGCTCCTGTCGTGCTAACGGACTCAGCGCGCGACGTTCTCGCCGAGCGCCGCCGACAGATCGAGCGGGAAGGCTGGACGCCTGCACGTGACGACCAATACCGCGATCACGAATTGTCCTGCGCCGCAGGCTGCTATGCGATGTACACGCTCGCGTATCCGGCAGGCGATCCGCCGCCGGCGTGGCCGTGGGCCGCCGATTGGTGGAAGCCGACGACGCATCGTCGAAATCTCGTGAAGGCCGGCGCGCTGATCCTCGCCGAAATCGAGCGGCTCGACCGATCCGCCGCCCGCCCCCAAGGAAGCCAATCATGAGTGAGAACAGCAAAATCGAATGGTGCGACCACACGTTCAACCCGTGGGAAGGCTGCCAGAAGGTCGGCCCGGGATGCGACCACTGCTACGCGGAAGCGCGCAACACGCGTTTCGGTGGCGGCAAGCCCGTCAACTGGGGACCGGGCGCGCCGCGTCGCCGCACGTCGCCGGCGAACTGGCGCAAGCCGCTCGCATGGAATGCGGCGCACGACGAGTTCTTCTCCGCTCACGGGCGGCGCCAGCGTGTGTTCTGCGCGTCGCTCGCCGACGTGTTCGACAACGCCATCGATCCGGAGTGGCGCGTCGACCTGTTCAGGTTGATTGCCAAGACACCGAACCTCGATTGGCTGCTGCTGACGAAGCGCATCGGCAACGTCCCGGCGATGCTGCGCGAAACCGGAATCGACCGACTGCCGGACAACGTCTGGCTCGGCGCGACGATCGTCAATCAGGCTGACGCCGATCGCGATATTCCGAAGCTGCTCGCGATGCCCGCGCGAGTGCGTTTCTTGTCGATGGAGCCGCTGCTCGGGTCCGTGGAGTTGGCGTCGAGCGGGGCCCTCTGGTCGGACATGAACGGGAATATCGTCAACGCACCTTCGCGCGGGCTGCGGGGTGTCGACTGGGTCATCGTCGGCGGCGAAAGCGGCCCCGGCGCGCGGCCGATGCATCCAAATTGGGCGCGTGATCTGCGCGGCCAGTGTGCGGACGCAGGCGTGCCATTCCTGTTCAAGCAATGGGGCGAATGGTGCCCGCGCGGTCCCGAAAGTATGGGCTACCCACTTTTCGACAACGTGCCGCGTCTGCGGATCACCGATGTCGGAGAAATCGGTCAGCAGCTCGGCGCGCGCGGCAGTAACGATTGCTGGATGCAACGCGCAGGCAAGCGCGCCGCCGGCCGCCTGCTCGACGGCCGCACACACGACGAATTCCCGGAGGCGCGATGAAAGAACGTCCGATCCTTTTCAGCGGCCCGATGGTGCGCGCCATCCTCGACGGCCGAAAGACCCAAACGCGGCGCATCGTGAAGTGCCAACCACCTGATGACGTCGCACCAATCACCGTCGCGCGTTACAACCCGACGATCATCGATCGGCACGGCGAGCAAGCGCCCGGCCTCGAGATCTTCGGCGCGTTCAGCGACGACGGTGAATGGGGATGCAAGTCGCCGTTCGGAGAGCCCGGCGACCGGCTATGGGTGCGCGAAACGCACCTGAACTGGTGGAAACTCAATGAGGCGAATCCCGACGGCCCGCGCGAGTTTTCTCACGTCGCAGCATACGCGGCCGATGGATATGAGCTGCAGCCCGGCGAGACGTGGATTCCGTCGATCCACATGCTGCGCGCTGCCTCGCGCATCACGCTCGAGATTACCGGCGTGCGCGTCGAGCGGTTGCAGGACATCAGCGAGGTCGACGCAATTTCAGAGGGCATCGATAAGACTGCTGCGGGCTTCTGGAGCACGTACGGTCAGTGCGACGTCGATGGCACATACTCGCCCCGACTTTCTTACCAGTGCCTATGGAACAGCCTCAACGCCGCTCGCGGCTTCGGATGGGATGCCAATCCGTGGGTGTGGGTCGTCGAGTTCGCTAAGTCGGTCTAACGCTAGAGATCGCCTTCGTCGATCTGAATCACGAAGGGGTCAGGCACATCAACAGGGCCCAGCGGGTCGTACCGAACAATACGCAATGCGACGATCTCACGTATACGCCTTTCGATTCTCGCCTGTTCCGTCGCATTGCCAGTTTCATGACGGTTGATCGCGTCAACATCGATCACGATTACCATCGGCGCATTGCGCCGCAGCGCATCGTCTCGACCTGCAACCTGCCACCTAACGATAACGTGATTGCTTCGACTCCCTTCCAGAAACTCCACGTCCGATGGAAAGTCGTCATGCAGTATGAAATCCAACCACTCCGACTCGCGAGACATGTCGACCTCCTCGAAGAGGGATGGCTCAATCGTAGCAAAATGTTTAAATCATGAAAGTGAATTATCGATGCGTCTCCGCGCCTCGTCCCGTCGGTATTCGATCGCCAGCTCACGCGTAATCGTTTTGCCGGCCGGTAGCATGCGAATCGGCGCCTCGAGAAACAGCACCTCGCCATCGCGTGTGCGAACAATCGACATGCCGACCAGCACGCGCGGGCCAAGAGTATCGCCCTCCCGCTCGGTTGCCTCGATTTCGACGTCGTAGCCACGGTATGTAAATCGCTTGAGCATGGCCTGCCTCAACCGTATCGCGCGAGCCATTCAACAGCGAACGATCGCGCCCGCTCGACGGCCGCCTCTTCGGTTTCGTGCTCCCCGAGATTCTTGAACGACGCTTCCGGGTTGTAGCCGATGTAGGTGAACGTCACCTGTGCGGCGAACTGACCGTCCTCGGTCACGCGCGGCGTGCAGTCGACGTGATAGCCGCGCATCGTGAATAAATGCTTCATTTGAATCAGATCATAAAACGAACCGGGGCAATCGTAGCACTCCCGGGTTTCATGAGTCTGATGGTGCGACGCGCGTGGGCGTCAGTGCTGGATTGAATTCACCGCGAGCCACACGCGGGACTCAGCCTCGCCCGTCAAGACGCGTGCAAACGCTGCGCCGCACGTCGAGCACTCGTAATGCTCTTCTCGACATTCGCCTTGGAACACGCCTGCACCGACCATCACAACATGCTCGGACGTAACGGTCGACGGTTGCCCGTGCAGTTCGGCGCACTCGGCACACAGCTTGATCGTCTCGAACTCCACCACTATCCCCATAAGTTTTGAAATCGAAATGCAAGGAATCCTAGCATGAGCAACAGCATGAAAACCGCCTGCTATCACGTGAAGCGGCAGCGCGCCACGCAGCCACTGAGACCTCGTCAATTCGACGGCCGTTCGCGAATCAGATTTCGTGAGACACGCCAATGATCGCGGCCTTCGCATCCCGGTATGTCACCGTGCTCAAGTTCTGTGACATGACCGGCTATACGGAAGACGCGGTGAAATCCAAACGCCGCGATGGTGTGTGGCTAGAAGGACAACTGTGGATTAAGGCGCCGGACGGGCGCATTTTGATTGATATCGAGGGGTATGAAAGATGGGTAGAAACGGCACGGGTGTCCGCGCCATTAGTGGCAGTTCGATCGAAGTCACCTTCACCTATAAGGGCGTCCGTTGTCGCGAGCGCATCCGCCTCGAGCCCACGCCCGCTAACCTAAAAGCGGCTGCCAATTTTCTCGGTGCGGTTCGCACCGCCATCGCAAACGGAACTTTCGACTACCGAGTTTCCTTCCCGGAGTCAAAACGGATAGCGCAGTTCGTCGAGCGGCAAGGCGATGCCCTGATGGTCGGAGCGTTCCTAGACACGTGGCTTGAACGGCAGGAAGACGTTCTAGCGGCCAGCACGATCGAGGGTTACAAAAAAATCATCAAGGGGACTCTGAAACCTGCGTTCGGCCATCTTGTAATGTCGGACGTGCGTCGCTCCCACGTACGCGAATGGGCTTCGAAGCAGAAATTCGGCAATAAACGGATGACCAACGTGCTGTCGGTTTTCCGTGCGGCGCTCGCCGAGGCCGTGCAAGACGAGATCGTCGAGACAAACGTTCTGTACGGGTGGACGTATCAGCGAAACGACGCCCCGGGCCGAGACGACGATGTCGATCCCTTCACCGCGGAGGAACAGGCTGCGATTCTCGGCGCGATGGTCGGGCAAGAAAAAAATCTGTTCCAGTTTGCGTTTTGGACTGGCCTGCGGACATCCGAGTTGATCGCCCTTCAGTGGAGCGACGTTGATTGGGAACGCGGAATCGTTCGCGTGCAACGGGCACGGACGCGAGCTGCTCGCGTCGCTAAGAAGGTCGAGGACACGAAAACGCGCGGCAGCCGCCGCAACGTAAAGTTGCTTGAGCCCGCACTCGCCGCCCTTAACGACCAAAAACGATTCTCTTCGCTTCTCGGTGGCTCGATCTTCCTGAATCCTCGAACCGGCGAAGCGTGGAGCGGCGACAACGTGATCTGGCTAGCGTGGAACCGCGCCATTGAAAAATCGGCAGCGCGCTACCGTCGCCCTTACCAGACGCGGCACACCTACGCGAGTATGATGCTGTCGGCTGGCGAACCGCCGATGTGGGTCGCTAGCCAGATGGGCCATATCAGCCTAAAGATGATCGAGCAACGATACGGCCGATGGATCAAGGACGCGGCGCCCGATGCCGGAAGACGAGCTGAAGCCTTATTCGGCGGCGCTGTCGCGCGCGCTCGAAGGGCGACTGACGGGTCGGGGGGAAACGACTGA